TCACATTTTGGCAATGCAGGGGGCATTAAGCACGGAAGCGACGAACAGCCCCCAACCTTTGCGAGAGATAGGCAGTAAAGCCGTAGGCAGCCTAAGCGTAAGCTATACAAGTGGGAAAACTGGCTTTGAGAGTGAAAGCGGAAGTTACTATTTAACCAAATACGGACAACGCTACCTAGAGCTTAAAAAGATAGTTACTCCACATTTTGGGTTAGTTAGATGATCGAAAAACTAGAGGGCAAGATAACCGAGTTAAAAGGGCTTAGCGTGGTGGTAGGCGTAACCGCTAAAAGCAACGCTAGAAGCGACGAGCTAACCAATGTAGACCTAGCTATGATCCACGAGTTTGGCAGTCCAGCGCACAATATCCCAGAGCGCTCATTTTTGCGTAAGCCTTTGATAAACAATGCCGAGGCGGTGGCTAATTTGGCAAAAACCGCAATAGGGAAATTTATTGCAAGTGAAATATCGCTAGAGGCAGCTTTAGGATATGTAGGTGAGGAAGCTAAAGGCATAAGCAAAGAAGCGATAACCGACGGCATAAGCCCAGCTTTAAAGCCAGCTACAATAAAACGTAAAAAAAGCTCAAAGCCTTTAATTGATACGGGGCAACTGATCAACTCTATCACGTACGAGGTCAGAAAATGATAAACGTTAGCGAGCTAATAGAGGATAGCGATTTTTGTCAAGTTATAAAAAGGGGCGATGACGAGTTTAAGGCGGTGGTGCAGTTTTTGAGTAATGACGAAATGCAAAGACTACCAGAGGGGGAAAGATACAAAGAAGCGATTAGGATAGATACAAAATTTAACCTAAACTTGCAAGATGTAATCACTTACAAGGGCATAAATTACCGCATTATCAATATGCAAGATTGGAGCGAATATGGATACAAAAACTTTGCAGGCGTTAGATTTGACGGGCTTGAAAGTTTTGATAGCCAAGGCTTTGAACGTAAATGAAAGCCTAGTGCGTGATAGCTACTCCAAAACGCTAAATGATAAGACGGCATATTTAACATTGCATTTATTAACTAGCACGCAAAAAGGGCGAGAATATAAATTTATCGAGGGCGAAAAAGAGGTTATCACTTCAACACGTGAAGCCGTGGTTAGCGTAAATGCTTTTGGTAAAAATGCGAACTTCATAATCGAAAAATTAAACACCCTTTTTTACTCTAGTGAGTGCTTAAAAGAGCTTAAGATTTTAGGGTTAGGGTTAGTAACGATTAGTCCTATTAGGAACTTAAGCCAAATAGTAGGCGGTGGCGTAGAGGAGCGAGCTAGTATAGATTTGACGCTAAGCTACATAAATAGAGTGGAAGTTTCTCAAAACGAGATAAAAACAGCCGAGATTAAAACGGCAGATTTTGGCATAAAGGTAAATAGATGAGTTTAACGATAAAAAGGATAGTAAATATCCAGCTAAACGAACAAGGGCAGATCGCAAAGAATAGAGATTTTAGCGTAATAGCTATTTTAAGCGATGATTGGTGCGAGGCTTTCGATGATGTAAATACAAGATTTGTAAGTATCGCTAGTGCAAATGACGCCGCACTAAATTTTGGCAGTGAGAGCAGAGTAACAAAAGCCGCCAAAGCTATTTTTAGCGTGAGTGGGGTTAAAAAAGCAATTGTTGCTAAGTGGGTAAAAGAGAATAAGACAACACAAGCAAGCGCAAACGAATTAAGAGGCTCTGCGCTTAACGTAGGCATTAATAAATTAAAGGCTATCACAAGCGGAAGCTTTAAGCTAAACGTAGGCGGCGCGGATAAAATTTATACGGCTTTGGATTTTAGCTCGTGCGTAGATTTTGAGGCGGTAGCAACAAAACTAACAGCGGCGATTAGCAAAGACGCGTTAAAAGCAGTTTATGACGCCGACGGCACCCGCTTTATTATCAGAGCAGTAACGGCTGGTAAAAACGACAACACAAGGCTAGGTTATTTTGAGAAAGCGGATAGCGGCGATTTCGTGGGTGTGCTTTTAAACCTAGTTAGTGGCAAGAGCGATATTTACGTAGGCAAAGATAGTGTAACGCAGAAAAAAGAGAGCCTAAGCGAGGCGTTAGATAAATTATTCAACGCAACACAAGGCTTTTACGGCGTTTATTCGTCAGCCATTTTGGCAGACGAGGAAGTAGCAGAGCTTAACGAGTGGATCACTTCAGCACAAAACCCAAGTGTTGCAGGCTATACGATCACACGCAAGGCACAGCTTGAAAGTGTGAATACAAACGTGATAAAAAAGATAGCCGATAAAGACAGCGGTCGTTTTTTTGCAACATACAACAACACTGGCGACGAACACGCAGGCGCTGAATTATTAGCAAAAGCATTAAGCACCAATTGGGAGGGCTCAAATACAGCTCAAACAATGAAGTTTAAAAACCTAAAAACGGCTGGCACAGATGAAACAATCACGCTAAATTTAGCTGAAAAGTGCGACAAATTAGGCGTAAATTATTACACCGACTATGACGGCGTAAGTATGATAGCCGAGGGTGTGGCTTTAGGCGGTAAATTTATTGATGAAGTTGTAGGACTTGACGCTTTTAATAACCGAACACAAATAGCAGTGTTTAACGTACTAAAAGGTGCTAAGAAAGTGCCACAAACCGATAAAGGACAAGTAAGACTAATAGTAGCGGTTAAGCAAGTTTGCGAGCAATTTGTTAAAAACGGCTTTATCGCAGCAGGACAATGGCGTGGCGATCCAGTTGGCACACTAGAAAGCGGCGATTATTTGGATTTAGGCTATTACGTTTACAGCCCTAGCTACACCGAGCAACTACAAGCAGACCGAGAAGCTAGAAAGTCAGTGCCTATTAATGTGGCTATTAAGCTAGCCGGTGCAATACACAGCGTAGATATTTTAATTAATTACAATAGATAAGGGGCTAAAATGGCAAGATACCAACACGATACGATCGTTTTATTAATAAATGGCTATGAAATAACCGCTTATGCAGACGGAAGCGATGTAATAAGCATAGAAAATGCAGCAGACGCAGGAGCTTACACGATAGGCGCTAGCGGCAGAGGTGTATTTACGGGCAGTTGCAACCAAAGTGGCACGCTAACCCTAAAGCTTCTACAACATAGCGAGGATTGTAAATTTTTGCAAGACCTTTACAATCAGCAAAGAACAGAGTTTAAAAGCTTTAGCCCTATGACAATGGAGTTTAAAGACACACTAAACGGCGATGAGTTGAGCGGGCTAAATGGCTTTTTCGTAAATGACGGCGGATTAAAAAGGGGCGACGCTCACAATCCAACTGAGTTTAAAATTGCCTTTGAAAGAATAAGTAAACGCTTAGAAAATGGAGCTGGTAACTAATGCAAACATACGAGCTAATGATAAACGAAAATAAGTACGTTTTAAGAAGTGCTAATTTTTTTGAAACTAAAACACAACTACAAAGCCTTTTAGGACTAGCCAAAGACGCTATTAAAATGCAGGGCGAGGACGTGAATATAGACGTAGGACAAATAATAGCAAATATAGGCAGTGTAGCATTTAGCGGCGTAGAAAATTTTATTTTAAAATATGCTAGCGTGATAAATGCAGAGGGTGGCGAAATATTATTAAGAAATATGAGCCAAGCCGAAACGCATTTTAACGCCAATAGAGGCGATTACGCACAGCTTATTTTAGAGGGGTTAAAATACCATTTTTTAGACTTCTTACCCGCTGGGGCAAAATCCTTAACGGGTATAACAGCCTACCTAAACAAGGTGTAAAAGGCGACTTTGAAATAGATTGGATAACGTGGCTACCGATTGTTAAAGGTTACGCCACGCTAAACGATCTACGCACCGTCTACGACTTCGAGGACGGTATCGCAATGCACGAGGTTATTATCGAGCTACTAAACGAGGAACGTCGAGCCTTAGAAAAACAATAAGGCTCACTCCTCTATTTTCTACACACAAGCCGAAAAATCAACTCAAAAATACTCTAATATGCACCTTAAAAGGATATATAGTGCTATTAGATGAATTTCTTTACAAAATCGGATTTGATGTTGATAGTGGCAAGATAAAGCAGATAGAGCAAGGGTTAAAAAATATCTCTAGCATAGCTAAACAAACAGCCCAGCCCATAAGCGATGTGGCAAAAGCTGGTATGGAAAGAAATGCTGAGCTAATGGCAAAACTAGATCAATTTAAAAACAAAGTAAAAAATTGGTGTGAGGGAGCTAGAGAGCAAGCCGAGGAACTCGCCGCAGGTTTTCATAAAGTGGCAGAAGCAGAGGAAAAGGTCGGCGAGGAAGCAAAAGAAGCCTCTAAAGAAACGAAAAAGCTAACCGAAAAAAAGCCAGCTACCAACTTAAAACAAGAGCTAGGTAATATAAGAAGCAAATTTATGCTAATAGGTGCAGCAGCGACAGCGGCTAGTGGACTAATAGCAAATTACTTGACCGAGCCTTTGCAAAATATAGATGAACTAGCAAAGAAAAAAGATAGATTATTTAATATCACGCAAGCCGAAATAATTCAAGCAAAAGAGTATCAAGATCAACTACAAAAAACAAAAACAGCAGTGCAGTCAATAGTAACCCAAACAGCGATAAAATTAATCCCAGTCGTCAATCAAAGCCTAAAAGGTTTTAACAACTTTCTAATAGCAAATAAGGCTTTAGTGGTCGAGGGTTTAACTAATGTCTTTAAGTGGATATTGAAGCTAGGGCAAGTATTTACAAACACGTTTAGATTTTTAAATAAAGTAATAAGTAGTACGATAGGCTGGAAAGCGGCGTTATTAATTCTTGTAGGTGTTTTGGCGGTCGTTAAACGTGCAATGCTAGCGGCGTTTTTAACCAACCCTATCGGCTGGGTAATTATGCTAATAGGCGGTCTTATTTTACTAATTGATGATCTAATGACCTATCTAGACGGCGGCGAAAGCTTATTTGGTGACTATTGGAAACCTTGTATCGAGTGGGGCAAAAAAGCCATAGCACTATATAAAGAGAT